GTCTAGTCTTTGGTGCTCCGAGCTTACTGCTTATGGCAGAGATGATGTTCATTTGGCCGATTCAAATCGCCCTTCTCTCAGCTGGAGAATCCTCTCCAATGCTTTGGGGCTTTGAAACCTTACTCGGCGGATGGCAACGTCTATACGCTTGGGCTTATCGTCAAGCCGCAAGTTTTCTTGCTGTTTTCCTACTTGACTGGTCTGGATTCGATCGCTATGCACGTCACACTGCAATTCGCGACATTCACTCTCACGTCATGCGACCTATGTTCGATTTTTCGAAATATTGGCCGACTCACGATTACCCTGATTCCCTCGCAGAAGAGGAACGAATCACCAATCTCTGGAACTGGATGACCGACGCAATCGTCACGACTCCCCTACTCCTTGAAGATGGTACCCTCATTCGTTTTCTACACTCTGGAATTTTCTCCGGATACCTGCAAACCCAAATCTTGGACTCAATGTACAATACCCTCATGATATTCACCTGTCTCTCACGCATGGGCTTTGATATTGATAAGATCTACTACAAAGTTCAAGGCGATGATTCCATCATCCTCTTTCTCTTTCGTTATTTAATGTTAGTTTCCATTTCCTTTCTCGCTATGTTCTCATACTATGCCAAGCTCTATTTCGGAGCCAAAGTAAGCGAAAGCAAGTCCTCCCTCCTCCCCACTCTCGAAAACGCTGAAGTTCTCAAGTACCAGAACCATTCTGGTCAACCTTTCCGCGACGAGATTGCACTCCTTGCTATGCTCAGACATCCTGAGCGTTCGTCTACCCTCGAAGCCCTTAAGGCTCGTTGTATTGGTATTGCTTATGCCGACTGTGGCGTCCATCCACGTGTATTTCAGATATGCGAAGATATCTATCGATATCTCGAATCTGAAGGCAACATTGAAGTTGACCCCCGTGGCCTACCTGAAGGAATACGTTGGCGCGCACGCTACCAGACTGAAGATGTGTCAGTTGATTTAACACACTTCCCGTCCTGGTTTGAAACCGTTCGCCATCTTTCCGACCCTGCTCGCGATTTAGCCACTAATCGCCACTGGCCTAGGAAACACTTCATTGGTGTACCACACTGATGGTGTCTAAGTCTTAGACGTTTTTTTTT